CCCCCCCCGCCGACGGCCGCCACGTCCAGCGGCGGGTGCGGATCTCGCTGCCGGAGGCGTACACCGCCTCGCCCACGTCCGGCGTCTCCTCCTCGGTGCTGCCGAAGGGGATGAACGTGTCGCCCTCCCTGGCCAGCCGCACGTCCAGACCCTCGTCAATGGTGTCCAGATCGTGGGCGCCCATGGGCAGCCGGTGCTTGATGGACACGGCGTTGCCCAGATCCACGGCGGCGTTGATGTGGGGGAAGCCCTTGCCCTTGGCGATGCGGGTCAGCAGCGCCTCGATGGAGCACAGGAACTTGTTGGGGTTGATGCCCAGCGCCGTGAACGCCGCACGGTAGGGGAGGATGTCCTCCGTCTCCTTGGGCTTCTTCCCGGCGAAATACGTCTCGCAGGCGGCCACGTTCTCCGCCAGCATCTGCTCCAGCTCGGGGATGTCGCGGGTGTTGTCCAGACCCCGCACAGCCACCGCGCCGAAGCAGGCGTTGGGCAGCTTGTCAAAAAACTCCTTCGATACCTGATAGTACATGGTGTTGCCTCCTTTTCTTCGGCTTTTCCTTTCCGTTGCTGGCATTATAGACCTCTTTCCATCGTTTGCCAAGGTTAAATTTCCCCGGAAATATGGAAAAATTCTTAGGTAATATTGAAAGCGCAGCCTCCCATCGTGAGAGACGGCGCCCGTATGCGTGCGGAATACGGTGCTTACACCACGGCGAAGAACTTCACAAGGAACAGCAGCGCGATGACGTAGGTCAGCGCGGACACGTCCTTGGACCGGCCGGAGAACACCTTGATGACGGTGTAGGAGATCATGGCAAGGCCGATGCCGTGGCCGATGGAGCCGGAGATGGGCATGGCCAGCAGCATGATGAACACAGGCACCACCTGATCCAGATCGTCGAAGTCCACGTTCTTCAGACCCTGCAGCATCAGGATACCCACATAGATCAGGGCGGAGGAGGTGGCGGCGGCGGGGATGATGGCGGCCACCGGCGCGATGAACATGCAGGCCAGGAACATGAACGCGGCGGTCAGGCTGGTCAGACCGGTGCGGCCGCCGGCCTCCACGCCGGAGGCGGACTCCACGAACGTGGTGACGGTGGACGTGCCGCAGCAGGCGCCGGCCACGGTGCCCACAGCGTCGGACAGCAGGGCTTCCTTCATGTTGGGCATGTTGCCGTCCTTGTCGGTCATGCCGGCGCGGGACGCGGTGCCCACCAGCGTACCGATTGTGTCGAACATGTCGATCATGCAGAACGTGATGATCAGGCTGACAGCGGTGAACCAGCCGATGTTGAAGAAGTCGGCAAAGTCAAACTTGAACAGGGTCGTCTCCGCCATGTCGCGGAACGGGGGCAGGAAGGACGCGCCCTCCAGCGAGGCGAAGGGGTTTACCTGCAGGAAGATAAAGCTGCCCGCCCAGTAGATGACGGACGCGGCCAGCATGCCGATGAGCACGGCGGCCTTCACGCCCTTCTTGGCCAGCAGGATGATGATGAACAGACCGATGAACATGGTCACAACGGTCAGCACCATGGTGCTGTACTCCTTGCCCATGTGGCCCTTGATGACGCTGGGGGTCATGGCGCCGAAGAAGTCGCGCAGTACGTAGAACGGACTGGTGTAGCCGTTGCCCTCGGCGTAGATGCCCACGTTGGAGCCCAGCCCGATGTTCATCAGCATCAGGCCGATGGCGGGGCCGATGCCCAGCCGCACGCCCAGAGGGATGGCGGTGACGATCTTGTCCCGGATGTTGAACACGCTCAGCAGCAGGAACACGATGCCCTCCACCAGAATGATGCACAGCACCGCCTGAAAGGCGCTGGTGTAGTCGGTCTGCAGCATGGCGGCCACGTTGCCGGCGATAACGGCGAAGAAGCTGTTCAGACCCATGCCGGGGGCCATGACGAAGGGCTTATTGGCCAGAAAGGCCATGACCGCCGTGCCGATGGCGCTGGCGATGCAGGTGGCCAGAAACACGCCGTTCCAGAGGGGGGTGCCCACGGCGAAGCTGGTCAGCAGATTGGGGTTCAGGGCGATGATGTACGCCATGGTCATGAAGGTGGTCAGACCGGCCAGAATTTCCGTCTTGACGGTGGTGCCGTTCTCCTTCAGGTGGAAAATGCGCTCCATTGTGATAGACTCTCCTTTTTGCGAATTCTCTTTTACTCTCGTGCGGCGTTGTTCTGCGCCGCATCCAACGCCCCTTATCTTAACGCATTTTAACGCGGACCGCAAGACTTTTTGTCAGCCAAACTAACAAATTTTCAGATCACGCCAATACGCGGCGGCAAGCGCCCTGCACGGTATGCGCGGGCATAAGCGGCATAACCGACCCAGAACGGACGTACAGGGCGCAAGACGTACAAAGCGCAAAAAGGAAAAGACACGCTTTGGCGTGTCTTTTCCTTATGGCAAAGAACCGTGATATCCGCAGAAGCTTTCTGAAGCGCACAGTATCTGACCCCTGTGCCCCTGCCCGGCGATGAGCGGGGAACTTCACTCACTCTAAAAAGGATCGAAGATCCTGATAGCAGAGCAAGGGCTTTTTCCGGTCATAGTCCCATGTGTGGGCGGAATCCCCTCCGCAGAGATCCCGTTCCGTGCACGCCCTGCATTGGGCACAGTCGGCTGTCCGGTCGCGCCGGAATGCTTCAAAACGATGCAGCCATACATCCATCAGATCATCTGAACGGATATTGCCCTGCACGAGCTCCGGCTTGTCTGCAATATCCAGACAGGCACAAATGTTGCCGCTGCATCTTATGCTTGCGGTGAGGATCCCGGCGCCGCAGAGGAAATAGTGATCCCGAACCATGCGCTCATAGTGCGTACCCAGATAGTGGGAGCAGCCGAAGGCGACCTCCATCCTGCAGTCCCGGTCAAACCGCCTGTCCCGTATGAAAGAGAGCAGATGCGCAAATTGGTCTGGCTCCAGCAGAAGGCCGCTCGATTCACAGGCGCGTCCTATGGGCTCTATATTGATGGGACGCCAGTTGGTGATACCGATGTCACAAAGAAAGGCGTACAGCGGTTCCAGTTCATGGAAGTTCTCCCTGTGGAATACGGTCGTTACCTGCGGATCGATCCCGGCGTTCTGGAGAGCCTGCAGCCCGCGTATGGCCCGCCGCCATGCGCCGTTTTGCCGCCTGAACGAATCATGAGCGCGCTCCATTCCATCCAGACTGACAGACACGGTGCACAGTCCTGCCTGTTTGAGCCTCCGGGCGGCGGCGTCATCGATCAGAGTGGCGTTCGTCGTCATGCCCCAATCAAAGCCCATTGACGAAACGCGGTCCGCGATCTCAAAAAAAGCCGGATGCAGCATCGGCTCGCCGCCCGTCAGACAGATCATGGGCTTCTCGCGCAGGGCGGAGCGAAGCGCGGCTTTGATGTCATCAACTGCCAGATATGAACCCTCGGCAGAGCAATTGCTGCCGCAGTGCATACATTTCAGATTGCACCTGTCCGTGATCTCAAAAAACAGCCAGCGAAGGTGCGGAGACTTTCTCAGCTGATCTCTGTGCTGCGCCAGCCGTTCAAGCTGGGAACGCTTTAGATCCAGCACATGCCTCATGGTTTCCTGATTCAATTCCAAAAGAAGCCTTCCTTGTTTTCTTCATACGGTGCACTGTCTCCGCATTTGGGACAGAAACGCTCTTCGTCGATCATTTTATGGGTTTCCCAAGCATACCCGCAATTGTTGCATTTGTGCAATCTCTCCATGGGAGGCGGGCCATAGATGCAGGCAAATGTCTCTTCTATATACTCCGGCTTTCCCATGGGCGCCCCGCAAAACCGACAGTACTTGTCCCCTTCGATGTAGCTCTGATGGCAGTTCCCGCAGACCTTCCGCGTTGCTACGGACATAGTATTCGACCTCCATTCGATAAAACTCAGTTTACTGTATTTACCGCCATAAGTATACTACATTTCGCAAAAAACGCAACTGGAATTTCGCAAAAATCCCAACTGCATCTTGTAGGTGACCAAATATTGAACCACGATTGAGAGAATAAAAAATAGGTGAGTCCTATAAGGACTCACCTATTGGTCGGAGTGGGGGGACTTGAACCCCTCAAAATGAGCGCAAAACCCGCATGAATACAGGGTTTATTTTTTGCGTATTGAAATTCATATCGAAATTCATCTCTTTCGTTTTTGGTTTGTGCCTTGGGCGGCGGGAAGTTTCTCTGCGGTACGGTAGAATTTTGCCATCTTGTTTTCCGCTTTCAGACGATCCCGCTGGGCAAGGTGCAGGTAAATGTTATGGACGGTAGAACTGTCCGACCATCCTCCCATGCTCATGACTTCGATTTCCGAAAGGCGCAGGTGGTAGCCAAGGGATGCAAAGGAGTGGCGCAAGCAATGCTCCGTGATGCTGGGCAGTCCCGCTTTTTCAGCGATAATGTGTATGTGCCGGTTAATGGTGCTGGGCATTTGTCGTACAATGTAACCACTTTCCCTTTGTAGCTCAAGCAACTCTCTAAGGCGTGGGATCATGATTGGAATTATTCTGGTGGACTGCTTTGTTTTGTTGCGCCTTTTGAAAACCTCTTTGTTGTGCTCGTCGCGTACCACAGCGCCGGAAATAAGAATGTTGCCGTTCTTGATGTCAAAACTCTCTGGGAAACGCAGCGCCTTAATTTCTGACATTCGCAAGCCGTGAAGCCCCAGCAGCATGGGGATCTCACAGGAATCACCTTTTGCCGCATCGCAAAACGCAATGATCTGTTGCGGGTCAAGAAACTGGCGCTCGCGCTTTTCCGGCACAGGGAACAGGACGCGGGGAACCGTCATTTCGTTTGCTTGCATAACGGTAGTCATAAGTCCCCATGCGTTTTTTACGGACTTATCGGCCAGAACGGAAAGTGCGGCATTGATCTCTGCTTGCCAGTTGACTGGTGTGCTTATAGGCTTTTGCATAATGTCCTGAAAGCGATTTCGCTGAATGATTCGGTATCCTCGTATAGTTTCAGGGGAAAGAGACTCGGAACGGTCGGCAATATATTGATCTATGGCCTTAGACCATGTTAAGGAAGGCAGTTTCTTTTGCTTTTCTATGAATCCGGCGCGGAAAGCCCTCGCCTTCGCCTCGCACAGATCCTTTGTGGCCTCTGTGATCGGCTGCTTTTCCGCAGCGAGATATATATGCCAGCTGCCAGAAGGGAGCTGCTTCGCTTTAGGTATTTTGATCGCGCCGTCTGATTTCTTTTCCTTGAGCTGCTTTTTGCCGCACCAGTTGCAAAAGATGGAGTTATCCTCGATCTCTCTCTTGCAAAAACGACATTTCATTGCAAAATCCCACCTCCTTTCAGGGAAATTTCTTACAGATTGCTTTTTTCGTGCAATTTCGACACGGAATGTATGTAAAGATAGAGGAAGATATCACAAATTTGTACAGGGAGGGACAGACAATGCGCGAAAAAATCTATGCTGCCATCGACGCCATGCCGGACGAAAAGCTCACTTCTTTTCTTGAGTGGCTTGTATCTCAATCAATTTCGCAGCAACAAGAGGCATCGCCTCGTCCGGCAGCTCGTCCAAGATCCTCTTGATCGTCCCCCGCACCACGCTTTCATTTTCGAAGTGAAGTCTCTTTTGCAGTATCGCGCAGCACGAAGTATCCGACAATGCTGCACACGCCGATAGAAATAGACACAAGAAGGATAACAAGCCACGCAAACGCTGAAGGTCCGTCTTGGAGGATGAAGCCGGCACGGGGATTGCGGAAGTCGAAAAGAAGATAAACAATTAAGAACAGGGATAGGATCGCGGAAAAAATTGAAGAAAACACAGACCAGCGTTTGTAATGATCGCGCTGGCGGATAACGGCATCCAAGCGCTGGGTGCAAAGCCCGTTGACCTGCTTCAGGCGCACCACGTCGCCGGAGCTGACGGCGTTATCCAACTCCAGCTCGTGTATGCGTTCCTGCATGGCGGATGGAGCTGATGCGGGAGGCTGGATGTCAAACACTTGGTCGGCGGATATGCCGACGGCTTTCATCACCGCGACAGCATCGTACAGTTTTGGATCGCGCTCACCGGACTGCATTTTGCAGACGGCGGAATAGCTGACACCGGACAGTTCGGCCAGTTCCTCGTTGGTGATGCCCTTGTCCATTCTGGCTTTATGGACAAGGGCAGGGAAGTCCTGAATATGCTGTGCAAGTTCCTGAATTTCTGACATGATTTTCCCCTTTCTATTGGTAACGGATACTATTTCATCCGTAAAAGTCCATATTTGGGGGACAATTACCCAAATCGGGGAGTGATTCCCCAAAATGAACGTAGACACCGCGGCGCACATAGAGTACGATTGAACCAAGCAAACACCACAAAACGACATACGAGGGGGCAGAGAAATGAACGAACGGGAAGCAAGGAAATTGGTCTCCACCCTGACGATGGAGGAAAAGGTCAGGCTTTACGAGCTGCTATCAGCGCTGCGGCAAAGCCCTGCACCTGCGCCAGTTCAGTAGGCGTAAGAGAACACAGCAACTTAACAAGGGCGGAATCGAGTTCGCTTTCCAGTTGGGAAGCGGGCTCTTTTTCTGTTTCATCGCCGTAAAGTTCGGTCAGCAAATAGGAGACGTCAATCTCCAGAACACGGGCAATAGCGCGAAGAGTGTCCATTGATGGTTTGGTCTTTCCTTTTTTGTAAAGAGCCATTGCCGATGGAGTGATGCCAGCAGTTTCATAGAACTCGGCTTTTGTCAGCCCCTTGGCTTTGCATAATTGCCAAATCTTGTAAACGAACAGTTCACCATTCACAAAAGTATACCTCCCAAATTGTGCATTGCTACAAACATTGAAAAATGAAGTAGATTGCTCTTGAAATTGAGCAAATATTGAGTTAATATAAAGAAACGCAAAATAAATCGAGCATATATAGAGAGATGCTTCACAAAAATCAAGTATAATTTGCTAAGTTATTTGAACAGACAACCACATAATAAGGCGAATTTCAGGAAAAGTCAAGTATTTCTCAATTATTTTTGATGGGAGATGAGAGATTGAGTTATAAGGAGCAAAGAAAGAAAGCCGGATATTCGCAGAAAACGGTGGCAGATCTGCTGGGGATAAGCGTTTCGGCGGTGAGCCTTTATGAGACAGGCAAGGCTGATCCTTCGGTGGCAGTTCTGCACAAGCTGTCTGCGTTGTACCGCTGTACGCTGGATGAATTGATGAAGGGGGAGGGCAGAAAATGATTGCACAGAGAGGAGCTGGCACTGCGTGATGCACACCATGTACATGATCGTCACGAAGGACAGGTTTCGGCTTCCCCGGTACTGGGGCGAAACAAAAGGAGAACTTGCCAAGCGGTCGGGTCGGAATTATGAAACTATCCAGAAGGGCTTCGACCGACTGAAACATAAGGATCCCCGCAAGACAGAGTATGAAGTCGTCCGGTTCTCAGATGACGAGGAGGATTTGAGATGTCAAGAGTGAAGTATCTCTCCACGGTAAACCAGACGGAGCAGAAGGTCGTGGAGCTTCTGTACGGAGCAATGGAGCGGGAGGGCTTGCAGAAGCGGGACGTGGCTGCCGCGTTGGGAATGACGACAGCTACGCTGCTTCGCCGTAGGAAATCCCCTCTGGACTTCACGCTGGGAGAGTTGCAAAAGGCTTGTCGGACGCTGCATATTCCTATCGACGACCTGCGGTCGGCCATCACGCTATGAGCTGGCGGTGCAGGATATGCGGCGTGAGGTTCGACGAACCGGCGGTGCGTGTATACCGCGAGAACCTTGACGGTGAGAACGGCGTGGAGGTATGCCGCGAGATATGCTGTCCGGTATGCGCCGAGCAGTACATAGAGGAGACCGAGGATGAGCAGAACGCGGAATGAGCGCCGCCGCGACCGAAAGTGGAAATGGCTGCTGGGCGTGAGCAGCTTCGCGGCGCTGGGCATCATCGGCGGTATCGAAACGGGCGGCTCGTTGTGGCTGCTGGTAGGAGAGGGAATCGCCATTGGCGGCGTGTGGGTGAGCTGCACGGCGCTGGGGCTGTATAAGTGAGATAGGGGAGGAAGATCGTTTTGGCAGGTGGCATCCTTACGCAAGGACAGGTGGCGGCGATCAACGCGGCGCTGGAGAAGAACTACCGCGTTGAGCTGATACCGTTGAAGGACGGTGTGAAGATCGTCAAGGTAAGCAGAGCAGAGATCAAAGCCAAATAATGTACCCCTCCTAAGTCGCTTGGAGGGAAGGGCGGAGCGTCGTCGAGTGGTTCGGAATTTCCGAACTGCTTGGCGGCGCTTTTTGTTTGTCAGAAAGAGGTGAGAAAAATTCCAAAGCACATTGATTTATCAGGCAAAAGGTTTCACCGCTTGACAGTTTTACGCGAGGACGGGCGCATCCACGGACGACCTGCATTTGTATGCCGTTGTGATTGCGGGAACGTAGTTCGTACAAACGCAAGTGAATTAAACGCATCGCGGGTTCAAAGCTGCGGATGCTTACAGCGCGAAAAGGCAAGTCAGTGTCTATCTGCCATGAAAACGACGCACGGCAAAAGCAACTCTCGGCTGTATGCGATATGGTCATCCATGAAATTGAGGTGCTTGAACAGAAATTGCAAGGAGTATCGCTTATATGGAGGTAGAGGAATTTCTATCTGCGAAGAGTGGCTCAACGATTTTTATGCTTTTTACACATGGGCATTTCAAACCGGATACGAGGAGGATGCGCCTCGCGGTCAATGCACTATTGATCGAATTGATGTTGATGGCGACTACTGTCCAGAGAATTGTCGTTGGGTCACGCAAATAGAACAGTGTAACAATCGCCAAAAAAATCGCTATGTAGAAGTTGCTGGGCAGTGCAAAACCATAGCTGAGTGGGCGCGTGTTACCGGCATCCCTTACCGAACCATTTGGGATAGGCTAAAAAGTGGCTGGAGTCCTTCCCAAGCCGTCAGTCAGCCCCCGCGGAGGTGGCCTAAATGACAGAGAGAACCGTGTATGGAAGCCGCGCAGAATGGCTTGAAGGGCGACGCGGTGGGCTTGGCGCAAGCGACTGCGGCATTGTGCTGGGCGTGTCCAACTTCAAGACGCCGCTGCAGCTATGGCGCGAGAAGATCGGTGCGGTGGAGACAAAAGAAATATCCGGGAACGAGCGCATCGACTTCGGAAACCGGGCGGAAGAACCGCTGAGAGCCATGTTTCAACTGATGCACCCGGAGTACGAACTGAGCTTTGAGCCGTACCTGATCGTGCGACAGACGGGATGCTACAGTTTCCTGACCTGCACCCCGGACGGGGAGCTGGTGGAGCGTGAAACAGGCAGACGAGGCATCTACGAGAGCAAGACGGCGACGTGCTTTAGCCGCGCCGACTGGGACAAATGGAGAGGGAAGATCCCCGACCTCTACTACGCGCAGATATGCGAACAGATGTTTACCGGCGAATACGAATACGCCGTGGTGTGGGCGCTGCTGGTGAACGCGGAGGGGGATGGTGAGATACGCTTCTATAAATTCGAGAAAACAGAGTGCCAGACGGACATCGACTACATCGTTCCGAAACTGGAGCACTTCTGGAAAAATCATGTGCTGACCGGCACACCGCCGGCGGCGATTTTAAGAATGTGAAGGAGGACAAACATGAAACTGAAACTGGTGATGAGCAACGCGGAAACGGGTGAGGTGCTGCACGAGGAAACCGACCTGAACTTTGCCATGATGAGCTTTGGGCGCAAGACGGAGGAGGGAATGACTTTCCAATCTGTGACGCGGGGAGAGGATATAACCGCCGTGGATTTTGCGAATTGCCTGACCGGCGTTAACAATGCCGTGGAAAAGAACCTCCGCGACAACAACGCCGTGCGTGTGGCCTACGCGCTGGCCAAGCTTGGCGTTCTGGGAAAGAGCGTAGACGCGAGCGCAGAAGCGCGGCCCGGAGATGTCGCTGCCGATGCCAAGAAGGAGGTTGAGCAGGCATGATCGTAAAGGCAATGTATTACAAGCCGCGGCAGAAGGGATACAGCGGACGGGCGTACACCTTCCGCACGAACCTGCCCCTGCAACCCGGCGACCATGTGCTGGTACCGGGCAGCGAGGCGGACGAAAAGCCCGCCATGATTACCGAGGTCAATCTGCCGGAGAGCGTCATTGACCCGGCGTGGGCTGACCGGGTGAAGTGGATCACCAAGATGGATACGGAGGTGCGGGCATGAGTGGGATGGTGGAATTTCGCATCACCTCCGACTTGCAGGAGATCCGCAAGCAGGCCATTACCACCAACTACGCCGATGTAAAGGCGTGGGTGGACGGCGTGGCGGAGCAGTACCGCAGCATTGTGGTGACGGAGGACGGCGTACAAGCCACCAAGCAGGACAGGGCGAACCTCCGCAAACTGCAAGCCAACATCGATCAGGTACGCAAGGAATGCCGTGCGGCGGCGTTGGCCGTATCCGCTGAAACGGAGGCCAACTGCAAGGAGCTTGTGGCAACACTGGAAACCGCCGTACAGAACCTTGACACACAGGCCAAGGCATTTGAGGCGCGGCGCAAGGAGGAGAAGGCGGCAAGGCTCAAGACCTACTTCGACCGGGAAAACGAGTTGCACAACACCAACACCTACCTGACATGGGAGGGCGTGCTTGACCCCAAGTGGCTTAACGCCACCGCCAGCGAGGACGCGGCAGAAAAGGCTATCGACGCCATCATCACCGACACCGTGAACGGGATCGCCGCCATTGTATCGCTGCAAAGCCCCTTCGAGGTGGAGCTGCTGGAGCATTACCGGGAGACACACGACGTTGCCGCCGTTCTGCAAAAGAACGCCCGCCTGCTGGAAATGAAAAAGGCGCAGGAGGAACGGGAAAAGGCGGCGCGGGAGGCGGCAGAAGCCAAGCGTCTGGCAGAGGAGACAGAACGGAACGCCGTGGTGATGGAAGAACCTGCGCCGCAGGAGGCACCCAGCGTTGCGGACGTGATCCGCTCCGTAGAACAGGAGACGTTTGCACACGCGGCAGTCGAGGACGAACCGACATACACGCTTTACTTCGACCCGCACTGCACGGATGAGCAGTTTATGGAACTGCTGAAGTACATGGACGGTGCTGGCATTCGGCGCACATTGCGGGTAGACGGCACGGCGGCGCAGCTCAACGGACTGCGCTCTTACATGAAAAACAACGGCATCCGCTTTGAGCGTGTGCCGGAATGATGAGAGGAGAAGCATCACATGAAAGTACAGAATCAGACCGGCTTTACCCAGATGGCACAGCAGAAGAAGCAGACATTCAGCATGGCGATCACGTCGAAAACCTATCAGGACATGATCCAGAAAACCCTCAACGACAGCGACAAGGCCGCTCGGCTGACCGCTTCGCTGATTGCGCTGGTATCTCGAAATGAGAAACTCAAGGAGTGCGACGTTGGCTCTGTCATCGGCTCCGCATTGGCGGGTGTCAGCCTCAACCTTTCGCTTGAGCTTGGCGAATATTCCGTTGTCCCGTATGGAAATGTCGCGCAGTTTCAGATTCAGTACAAGGGACTTGGGCAACTGGCGATCCGAACGGGGTACTACTCGAAGATCAAACTTTTCGAGGTCTTGGAGGGGGAGTTCAAGGGCTACAACTCCGATGGCGACCCGATCATTTCCAAAATTTCTGACCCCGATGAGAGAGAAAAGCGCCATATCGTCGGCTATTACGCATATTTCCGGCTGCTCAACGGCTTTGAGGACAACTTGTATATGACCTACAAGGAAATTCTGAACCATGCAGACCGTTATTCTCCCGCATTCAGTTTGGAAAAGTACAACGCCTTTATCAGCGGGGAGATGGATGCAAAAGAACGCAGCAAACTTTTGAACGGAAGCCCTTGGTACGGTGACGAAAAAAGTGCAGGACACATGAAAATGTGCAAAAAGACGGTTTTCAAGCAACTCTTTGGCGGGCCCCTTGCTCCCAAGAGTGCAGAGTTCAGCCGCGCACTGGACATGGACGAGGCGGTTATTCCGGCAGATATGCCCGCCACCCAGACGGAGCAGACCATCCCTGTGACGGATTTTTCCGTCAGCGAGGAAAATCGCGGTCAAGCAGAGGAAACCACCGCAGAGCCGCCCACGAGCGCCGCTGTGAGCGAGAACGACCGCTCCGAGGGTAAGGATACCGCCCCGACCAAAAAGCGCGTAGAGCGCAAGGAAACGGCAAATGCGGCGGTAGAGAGTGCAGAGGGCTTCACCAACGGTTTCTTTGGGGAGGGCGAGTAAATGCCTCTCTTTATCCGTAAGCGCGTAGACGCGGAGGGTAAGGCAGACGGCAGCCAGTACATGATCTGTACTGGCTCCGTCAGCCGGGACGCAAAAGTGGGGGAGATACCCAAGAACCACATTCCCAAGGTGGAGTTTGGCGTGGGGTACGACAGCAAGCAGTTTATGAACGTGTGTGCCGTGGGTGACAACGCCGCCACGAAGATTGCCGCGTGTTTGGAAAAGGGCGACGCGGTGGCGGTGGTGGGAATGTGGCGGCAGAGGCCGTACACCACCCGCGACGGCGAGGAAAAGGTGTGGAGCGAGCTTCGCGCCGACCATGTGATCCCTTTGGGAGCGCTGGAAACACTGCTGCAAGTGCCGACGGAGTATTTCATTCGTCTGGCCGACCTGCTGCCCGCGCTGGAAAAGCTGTGCGCTGGGGAAAAGCCGGATGTAAGACCGGCGGACGCGCCCCAGAGCGCGGCAGGTTTTCAGGAGATCGAGGATAACGAACCGCTGCCGTGGGACGCGGAGGACAGCGGCGACGACTACGAGCTGAGTATCTGACGGGGAGGAAAATCATGAAAATCATTTGCACCAAAGAAGAATTTGCCGAGATGGTGGAGGTCTGCACACACCGTGTAGACGATGGCGAGTGCAGCAGCTGCCTGTTGTATGGTTCGTGTGGCGGGGACAAGAAAATTTTGAAAAACTGCGATGTCTCTTCCAGAGGTCACGCAGATGTCGATGCCATCGCAGAGCGAAGCGGCGTTGGTGTACTCGCTGTTGATGATTCCGCACGAGACGAGTTGGTGAAAGGTTGCATTTTAAGCCAGCTCGAAAAAAATTGCAGAAATTGTGCCCTTTATAGCACTTGTTCTGCCAATGAACTCACCGACGGTGACGGTATAAGCGCATTTCTGGTAACGAGGTGATTTGGAATGGCGACAGGTAAAACATACTACTGGATGCGATTGAAGGAATCTTTCCTGAACAGCGACACGGTGGACTTCTTTATGAGCCAGCCAAACGGCGCGAATTATGTCGTTCTCTATCAAGCATTGTGCCTGAAAACCATTAACACGGAAGGGAGGCTTTCTCGGCAAATCGGGGACATCATCATTCCGTTTGACATTGAGAAGATACGCCGGGACTGCAAGTGGTTCTCCGCTGATACCATCCGCGTGGCGCTGGAATACTACAAACGGTTTGGCCTGATCTACCAAGACGTAGACGGAACGTTGGTCATGGCAGACCACCACAATCTTGTTGGAAAGACAACAGATTATGCAGACCAGAAAAAGGCTCAACGTATAAAAAACGCCGAAAAACCGAAACTTTTGGCAGATGGTGGTGTGGACAATGTCCACAGCGATGTCCATACAGAGATTAGATATAAGACTATAGAGATTAGAGATAAGAGTTTAGAGGAAGAGGATATATCTACAGGCTCTAAAGAGCCTGTGTGTCGGACAAGTGATGTCCGACGTGTCATTGAGGCGTGGAATGATACCGGCTTGACACAGGTGACGAAAATCACGGCGGACACCAATCGCGGCAGGATGCTGAAAGCGCGTATCAGGGAAAACGGCGTAGACGGTGTGCTGAAGGCTATCGAGAACGTGAAGAACAGCACATTCCTCAAGGGGCAGAACAACCGGGGCTTTGAGGCGACCTTCGACTGGTTTGTAAAGCCAAACAACTTCCTAAAGGTGCTTGAGGGCAACTACACGGACAAAAAAGCCGCCGAAACGGATTGGCGCACCAGCGAGGCATACCAGATCGCGGAATACCTTGCGCGTGAAAAGGCAAAGGACAATCCCGGCAGGGCGTGGCCGACGGATGCGGAGATGCAGCGGCAGGCGGCGGTGCTGGAGGAACTGCACACACAAAGCGGCGTGGAGTGGGACACGATAGACAACGTGCTTTACTTCGCACTGAACAGCCAGTGGTGGAGCAAGAAGGTGCAGAGCGCACACGACCTGAAATGGCACTTCAACGAGATTTATGAAGATATGACCAAGGAGCAGGGCGCGGTGAAGGAGGAGTGATTTCCCTATGGCAAACGAGATGATGCCCGTCACCATGCTGCACCGCAGGGACACCACGGAGATGGAGTATCTGGTGGTGGGCGTACTGCTGCAAAAGCCGGAGATGGTCAGGCAGATGGCAGAGCTGGTGGAGAAGGACGATTTCAGCCTGTCGGTTTGCGGGGCGGTATTTGAGCGGTGCTTGCAGGATACGCGGGCGGGACGGCATTTCGATATTGCGTCCGGCGTAGAGGCGATCAAGGACATGGTTGCAGAGCCGCTGCAATTCCTGCGGCAATGCGCGGAGATCACCGTGACCACCGCCAACGCGGAGCTGCACGCCCAACTGATCCACAAGGCGGCGGAGAACGAGCGCTTTTACGAGCGGGTGACGGAGGCGCTGAACAACGAGGAAGATCCGCAGGCGGCGGTGGCGGCGATCTGCCACCAGAAAATGCGGCAGAGACGCGGGACCCGCCTGAAAACGATGGCGGACGCCATGACCGAGGCGATGGAGAACATCGCCGGGAAGAAGGAGGGGCGTATAGACACGGGATTCCCCCTGCTGGATGCCACGCTGAAGGGCTTGTGGCCGGGGCAGCTCGTTCTGGTCGGCGCAAGACCGGGATGCGGAAAGAGTGCTATGTGCATGGAGATCGCGGAGAGCGCCGCCATGAAAGGGAAGACGGTGCTGCACGTTACGGCGGAGATGATGGCCGGAGAGGTGGGCGAGCGCCTGATCGCCAAAAGAGCGGAGGGCGTGACAATGGATCAGCTCATCGACGGTGTGCCGGAAACGGATGAAGAACTGTGGATGAACATTGCCTACACCGCAAGCACCGCTTCGAGGCTGCCGGTCTACTTCTACGACGGACCGGATGTGACAGTGAGCCGCATACGGGAGCTGGCGCTGGGCATTGAAAATCTCGGCATGATCGTGGTGGACTACCTCGGTCTGATGATCGGAGAAAAGGACAAGCGTGCGGAGAACCGGAACCTTGAGCTGGGCAGCATCAGCCGGGAGTTGAAACTGCTGGCCTCGGAGTTGGAAATCCCCGTGCTGGCGGCGGCACAGCTTTCCCGCACGGTGAATGAAACGGATAAGCCGAGGCTGTCCTCTCTGCGGGACAGCGGTGAGCTGGAGCAGAACGCTGTGAAGGTGATCTTCCTTTGGAAAACCACGCCGGGGGATGAAACGCAGGTGGGCTGCACGGTGGCAAAGAACCGGAGGGGCCGCACGGGAGATGTGAATTTCTACTTTGACGGCTCGAAGATGACCTTCGTGGAGTTGAGCCGCCGGACGGACGAGGATGAACCGGTGGATAAATTCCACCAGAGACCGAGACGAAAGCGGCTTGAAGTGTAGAAAAGACGCGAGGTGAGCCGATGGGACTTGGACTGGAGGATATCGGGTGCTTTAGCCAGAAGGCGCAGGCGCAAATCTTGCAGAAGGTGCAGGAGCAGCAGAGAGCGGAGAAAATGGCGGCGGATGCCAAAGCCAAGGCGGAAAAACCGAAGAAGGGCAACAAGCTCCACGCGGAGAAGGTGGACATGACCCTGCCGGACGGTACGCTCATGCACTTTGACAGCAAGCGGGAGGCGCGGCGGTACATGGATCTGTGGCTGATGCAGAGGGCGGGAGAGATCACCAACCTGCGGACGCAGGTGAAGTATCCGCTGCTGCCCAAGCAGGTACACCCGGACGGTACGAAGGAACGCGCCATAGACTATGTGGCGGACTTTGTGTACGAAAAGGACGGCGAAACGGTTGTGGAGGACAGCAAGGGCTTTCGGAACACCGCCAGCGCCGCCTACCGGGTGTTTGTGATGAAACGAAAGATGATGCTGTATTTACACGGCGTCACGGTGAGGGAGGTTTAGAACGTATGTTTGCAGACATGGCGAGACCGACAAATCGTTGGTGGAGTGTGATGGGGCTGGGCGGGGCAAAGGCACCGTGGCTGACGTTGGACGCGGCAGCTGCCGCACAGTCGAGCAAGCGAATAAACGACTTGGAGACGGGAAGATTTTCTTCTGGCGCGTTGCTCGATGGAACGCGGGATACAGCGGAGAATGTAGAAAAATGCCAGAACTGTCCGTACCCGGAATGTTGTAACTGCCTGTCTGGACGGCGCACAAAGAGCGCGAAACGGAAGCAGACGGCGGCGGAGCTGGCGGACAGTCTGCGGATTCACCGCTGCGAGGAGGCGGAGGAATGACCACCGTATACATGATCGTCACCCGTGATAAGTACCGCCTGCCCCGCTGGTGGGGTACGACCACGGCGGAGTTGGCGCAGTTGTCCGGCCGGAAATATCAGAATGTCCGTGCGGCAATTTGTAAGGCGTTCCGGCACGGCGGAAGCTACGGCTGCTACGAGGTGGTGCGTCTGGAGGAGGGCGAGTGATGGGCAAGCAGCATTTGAGCAGGGACGACCGCATCTTTATGCGTGGCAAGCTGCAAGGCACACGGGAGAACATGGACATGGTGGCGATGGTGCTGATGGACAAATGCGGCTGGCACGTCCAAGAGGAGACGACGGACAGCCGGGACACCCACAGCATCGCGTATCTGTACGAGTGCCTGGAAAAACTGGCGGAGGAGATAAACGAGGGCCGCATCAAGCGGAAGCACATCAAGGACGTGCTGAAGGACGAGTGCGGCGTTGTGTTTGGAGATTAGGAGGTGATTTAGGTGAAACATTTAGGCGATATTACGAAAATAAATGGGGCAGAGATTAAACCCGTTTGGTGTATTACAGGTGGTTTACCTTGTTAGACAGGATCTATCCATCGCTGCAAAGAAATTCCGTGCCCGTATAACGGCGAGTGCTCCCAGCGGAAGGTTTGGGAGCGGCTGAAAGCCTACGAGGACACGCACATGATGCCATCCGATGTAACCTCGATGCGCATGGATATGGCTATCATTGCAGCGCTGTTCAACGGCGTCGATGTAGACAGGATGAAAGAGCTGGCCGAGGCCGACAAGGATGGGCGCGTGGTGGTGCTGCCGTGCAAGGTGGGCCAGCGGGTGTTCACCTTGCTGGACACGGATAAGCATATAAGCGAGTGCGAGGTCAAGCAGATTGGTATGGGCAATAAAATCGGCTTTCTTGGCCTTGAGCCAATAGGCGCCAGAGGGCGGGAGTATGGCGTAGCGCTAAACGGATTTGGCAAGACCGTATTCCTGACCCGCGAGGAGGCGGAGAAAGCACTGGAGGCGATGAAGGATGAATGACCTGAAACCGTGCCCGTTCTGCGGTGGAGAAGCAATACTTGAAACAGTAGATGGCAACAGCCCAGAAGAGTGCTATATATACTGTCCAGAGTGTGATTTTGAAAGTGGCGTATATAGCGAACCAAAATTTATCGTCGAAAAGTGGAACAGGAGGGCTGACAATGGCTGAATACATTGATCGAGCAGCGGCAGTAAAATCTGTTTTGCGGATGCGTAGACCGGAGAACAGCGTGGCTCAAAATAGGATGCTATCGATTATCCAGATGGATATGTTGAAACTTCCCGCCGCTGATGTTGTCCCGGTAGTGCGTGGGTGGTGAGAAAAAGAGCCATCATCTTATTGGAGGTGGACGTCGTCTGGTGCGGTAGCGGTTACGCGTACTACTTACAGATGCGGTCTCTGTGGACGGGGAACCGCCGTAAAATCTAACTACTGCCCCAACTGCGGCGCGAAGATGGACGGAGGTGCGAAGTAGTGTTCTGCTGGATATTCACCCGCGCTGCACAAATGGAGGGCCACGAATTTACAGACGATGTAGCATACTGCTTCTGCTGGACAAAGAAACAGGCTATTAAGAGGTTCTGCCAACTATACGACGATGTAAATCCATTCGAGGTTGACAAGGTGGTGTTTGACCCATTCAGGCGGCTGCCGGTCGTGGTAACGGATTATTGAGGAGGTACGGAGTGATGGCGGAGATCATACTGAAATGCGAAAAGGAATATGAAATATGCTGTCCGGTGTGCGGTACGCCGGAAAGCAAAAGCCCGGTACGGTACCCGGACGCCCAGGCACCGGGGGAAAGCTGGATACAATGCGTCAAGTGCGGTACGTCGTACAAGCCGCCTATGTGGCACGCGGCGGGAGGCGGAGTTAAAGACAATGCGCCGACGGTGGATGCGGTAGAGGTGGTGCGCTGCAAGGACTGCAAGCACTACGACCTGAGCGTATGCCTGAAAATCTACTCAGACGGCAACGCGCACCCAGAGGCGTGGCAGAGCCGCAGGCCGGAGGACTTCTGCTCCTACGGAGAGAGAAAGGGAAAGAATGAAACCGAGCGTACATGAGGGAAGAAGGTGCCCACATGCGGCCAGCTGCTTTGAGTGCCCGCTGCCGGATTGCAGGGCGGGTATGTGGACGGTGGCAAAATATAATCGACTCCCTCACGAAAAATGCGGAAGCGAACTGTGGCGCAAGTGGAGCAAAACGATGAGGACAGAAGGTGAAATGAACGGATGAAGAAATACATAGCGGGGTTTGGCGCACTGGCAGTGCTGGCGGCGTTTGCGGCAGCGGAGCTGCTGGTATGGGGACGGGCGTATGAGACGGCGATAGGGTGCGTATGCTGCGGAGTGCTGTTGGCTGTAGCGGCGGTGTGCGGATGGGCGGCGGTGGAGTTCTGGCGAGAGGAGCGGAGAAAGAAGTGAAGAAGGAAAAAAAGAAAGCGGGTTTTGGCGAATACCCACCGAGAGAGAGGTGCGACCTGTATGAGCCGATCAAGTGTGAGTGCGTGGGGCTGACGGTGGTGCTGTGCAGCGTGAAAGGGAAGTGCCCCTTTTACAAGACCGGTGAACAGGCGCGGAAGGACCGGCTGGACAGCATACGGAAACGGAGACGAAAGGGTCTGCTTATATCGGATGCAGAGGCTCGTATGCTGCTGGACGCGGAGAAGATGCCCAGCGCGGAGGAGCGGTGACATGGCGGCTAACAAGGTGCTGCCGGGGCGAATACGCTACCTGCGGGAGAAAGCGCAGTTAAAGCGGTGCGTACTGTCAGAGCTGTGCGGGCTGAGCAAGGAGACCATAAAGCGCTACGAGGAGGGGACGGCCGAGCCGCTGGCCTCCTCACTGGAGGCGATGGCGGACTATTTCCACGTGACGACGGACTACCTGCTGGGGAGAGAAGAAAAATAAATTCTGCGTCATTCCCATACATGGGAGTCAGACAATCGAAAACCTGCGAAAATGGTACATGAGAGAGTGGGTAATTCTCTTTTGTACCATTTTTACTATCCGAAAGGAGCGCAGGATGGCCGAACTTTTACCTATGGACGCGGAAAAGCAGCAGGCGTATTACGACCAGCTTAATGATGCGGTGGGGGAAAGTTTGGCTTATTTTTATGCCTGCATACGCTTCAACAAGCCCTTTGACATGAACGCGCTGCCGGCAAGCGGGAGCAAAAACAAGTGGACGGCCTATTGCGATAAGCTGGCAAAGAAAAAGCTGGACCGGACGCCGGGAGGCGGAGAGCTGGGCTTTCTTGACGGTCTGACGGATATCACCAAGATATTCGGAGAGGGGCTGGAGAACGGCAACTTCACCAAGGCGGTGAGCGCGGAGAAAAGCGCACGGGATGGCAGGCAGGGAACCAAGCGGCAGGCCGCAGACTGGGGCGAGGGTACGGGAAAAGTGCCATACACCAGCGAGGACTACAACGAGTTTGACCGGATCTATAACGCGCTGTGCGCTGACTTCGGCGGAGAGCAGGCGGTGAGCGCAAAGCAGCAGCTGATACTCCGCAACGTAGCGAAATGGACGAAGCAGATGAACGACGCCGCAGAGATGGGCGCCATAGACAAGGCCAAGAAGCTATCCAGCATGATACAGGAAAACCTGGCGTCGGAAAACCTGCGGAAGAAGGACACGAAACCGGTGGAGGACCTGCGGCTGGACGGCATCGTGGACAGGCTGGAAAAAGCGGGCCTGATGAAAAACGGAAAGCAGTGTACGCCGGATGAGGCGTTTCAACTGATATTCGGGAGACCGTGCAAGTACACCTACACGGCGGACGCGGCGGAAAAAATGCTGCTGGCGATCATCAATCAGGCCCGAATAAACGACGGACTGCCGGAATTGGTGGAACTGCCAGAGGATGCAACGATAGAGGATGAACTGGGCGAATTTGCCGAGGAGCCAAACGAGGCGGAGCAGGAAGCCTACGAAAAAATGGGGTTGCTGCGGAAACACAAAAAGTGATTAAAAACCGGGACAGCGGAGTAGCTACCGTTTTCCTCCCCATACGAGGAATTACCGGATTTTAATAGAAAGTCTGTATGGGAGACAAATATGGAGAGAAGATATTTCGTTTATCGGCACATTACGCCTGACGGACTGATTTATGTTGGTGCGACATCCTTCAAAAAGCCGGAGAAACGGTGGGGGAACGGAAGGTGCTACCAAGCCAACAAGCGGTTTACGGACGCAGTGAGCTTCTTTGGATGGGACAATATAAAGCACGAGATATTGGCGGAAGGGCTACCAAAGGAAGAGGCCCATGCAATGGAACGGGAGCTTATTCGGGAGTGGGACACCACAAACCCGGAGAAAGGCTACAACATTTTGGACGGGGACCTTTCCACAAAAATCTACTGCGTGGAGCTGGATAGAACTTTCCCGTCGCTGCATGATGCGGCACGGGAAACGCACATAAAAAGGGACTCGCTGAAAAGCGCCTGCACGGGGCAGACGGCAACGGCGGGCGGCTACCACTGGTGCTATGAAAAGGACAAAGCTACTTATGAGATAGACCCCAACCGAAGAGGACCGAGAAAGAAAAAAGCGGTTATCAACATAGACACTGGAAAGGTGTATGAATCGGTCCATGCGGCGTTTGTGGACACGGGCGTGTGCATGGCGCAGATTTGGGCGGTTTGCGCTAAAAAGCCAAACCGGAAAAGTGCTGGCGGGTATCGCTGGGCATTTGCGAGTGAGGTGATATAAACCAATGGCGCGACGGACAGGCAAGGCGTATGTGACCGGACTGGGCTGGGTGACAAAAAAGCCCACGCAGGAACGGAACTATGAAAACATGGCAGACAGCTGGTGGGCATGGCTGGTCTGGGTCGCACGTTGGTATTAGTTGCCCCGATAAACTGGCGGATATTCTGCGGAGCGACGACAGCGACTTCAAGACGCTGGAGATCATACAGCGGATCATGCTGAGAGCTTATTCCCGGTACACGGACGTGGCGATCACGGGTACGCGAGGTATGACTAAGACGTACACCAAGATGATTTCCGAAATGATGAATGGTGTCGCGTGGCCGGGGACGCAGGTGATATATACCGGGCCTTCGCTGAAGCAGTTGGCGTCCATAGGCGGCAAGACATTCCATGCCATAGAGCATGACTACTCAGCACTTGCCAAGCACTGGCGGGTGACGGCGGAGAGCAAGGATGACTTCAAGATAGAGACCGATTACGGCAGCGCCTTTTACATCGGAGAAAAGCGCGGCGACAACCTGCACGCTGCGACCGCAGAGGAGTTCGCGCAGGAAGAACAGCCCGCTTTCGATTTTGACGAATACACCACCGTTGTGCTGCCGGCAGTACGGTTGCGGCACAATGTAAACGGAGAACCCGATCCCAACTTTGTGGCGTATAAGAACCACTCCATCACCAGCGCGGGGCGAAAGCAGAACCACGCCTACCAAGTTCGCTGTGAGGTGATGAAAGAGATGGGGCGCGGGGAAAGTGCCTTTACTATGGACGTGCCGTGGCAATGCGTGGTACTGCAGCAGATGCGGCCCTATTCCTGGGCGCAGAAACTGCGGACAAAGCTGACGCCGGAGCGGTGGATGCGCGAAATGGAATCGCGCTACACCGGGGCGGACAGCAATCCTGTCGTGCGGGACGAGGTGCTGACAGAGTGCCGCAAACTGATGATCGCGGAGAACCGGCACTGCGCCTACGACATAGGCAACAAACTGAAGCCGGAGGACGTGATCTATATCGTGGGGTACGACGTATCCTACGCCGACGACAAGAAGAACGCAAAATGCGCCTGCGTGGTGCTGAAATGCACACGTCAAACGGACTGGCTGAAGCGGGATCGCTACCTGAAGCAGGTGGTGTATGTGGACGTTTGGAACCCACCGGTAAAGAGCATGATGCAGGCGCAGCGGATCAAGGACGTGTGGAGCCGCTTCTGCTGCGACGGAGGGGCCGCGACATACTTGGCAATAGACGCATGGCAGTACGGCACCAGCGTGGTGGAGAACCTGATGATGGACCTTGGAGACGGCCTTGCGCCGCTGTGCGTGCGGAACCACGCCAGCTTTACGGAGCTGGAGCAGGAGAACGCCGTGCCGTGTTTGTACCCCATAAAGGCGGGCGGCGCGGGCGTGACGGATCCGGACGCGGAGATGGTGCGGTACGCAGAGCTGCAATTCGAGAACCGAAATGTGGAGCTGCTGTGCTCTAACGTAAACGAGGGCGTGGAGAACTACAAGAAGTACCACCGGATCAAGGACGACAGCATGGATGCCATGCTGGCAGACCCCTACATAAAGACCAGGGAGTTGGTGGGGCAGATACAGAACCTGAAAAAGGTGGCCAGCGGCACGACCCAAAAGGAAGAACGGATAAGCAAGCACATACAGCGCGATATATGGTCGGCGCTGAAATATGCGCTGCGGGTGGCGCAGATACTGGAGCGAGAGGAACTGGCGCAGGCGGTGCGGCATAAGAGCGACTGGGACGCGGAGCTGGCAAAATACAAAAACCGTGCCGCAGCACCGCACAGAGCGGCGGCAGCCGGCGCGGGAGGCCGCACGGTGACGGCGCGGCGCGGCGGGAGGATATGCTGAAATGGCGGCAAGGAAGTACAGACTGTACGCGGCGCGGGTGACAGGCGAAACGGTGGCGCTGGCGGAAAAGGAGCGCTTTGTACGGATAACGGCGGGGTATATGCTGCTGTACCGCACTACGGCGCCGAAGAGAATGCAGACGGTGGAGATCAAAGGCGCTGACCTGAAGCGCCTGACGGAGCGAGACCGGCTGTGGCTGGCGGACTGCATCGCAGCGGCGCTGGCGGACGGGGTGAAAAAGAACAGGGCTGACACGCAGAAGCGGCTGAACGAGCTGCTGGATGCGTGGGAGAGGGAGCTGGAAAAAGAGCGCTCCCGCATAGACGAGGAGGCGGCGCATGGAGCAGGAGAAGCGGAGGAACCTGACAAGTGAATTGCAGAGCGTAGCCTGCGGCACCTACCCGGAGATATTCAAGCGGTTCAACGCGCTGGCGGAGCAGTACGGAAATATGCCGGCAGGGGCGCTGGCCAGCGCCTTCAGTCGGGTGAGCATGAGCCAGTCGGCACGGGTGAACCCCTATATACAGAACCGAAGGGTGCAGGCCATCTCCTCGCTGCCGGAGGACTATACCAAGAATACGGTGGCAGAGATGCTGACCGCCCCGCTGGGCAACGAGCAGGGGCTGCGGCAGGTGGAGCACGGGTTGGAATTTACGGCCTATCCGCTTTTCCACACCCGGAAGATGTACCAGGATCTACTGACGTATCACAGCTACATCGCCCCGGAGTTCACCGATAAGGACACGGCGAAGAACGACGAGTTCTGGCGGGAGTGGAAGCTGCTGGAGAAGCTGCGGCGCAAGCTGGACGTAAAGACCACGGCCCACAAGCTGGCGGGGCAGGCGGTGCAGGAGGGCAAGGTATTCTACTACCCCCGCGTGAGTGTGGACAAGCCCCACAACAAGGTGAACTACGCCTTTATGCAGCAGCTGCCCAGCGATTGGATAAAGGTCGTGGGGTTCAACAGCGTGTCGAAGTACACCGTGGCTTTTAACATGATGTACTTTCTGAAGCCGGGATGTGAGCCGGCGCAGTTCGGGGACCTGTTTAAGCCTTACTGGGGCATATTTACCCAGGTGGCGGCGAAACCGCCCAAGGGCGCGGGCACCCGGTATGTATACGCGGCGAAAAACACCATCAATATGAACCGCTTTACCGAGCTGAAAACGGCAGCGGAACAGGGCGGCGGCGTGCTGCCGGGAGATCCGGACGTGTACTACCAGAACGGAAAATGGTGCTACTGGGTGACGCTGCCGGTGGATGCCGTATATCCTTTCGAGATAGACGACGCGCAGACGGCGGTGGTATCGCCTCTGACGGGACTTTTCCTGTCGTTTATCCAGATCGCGCAGTATGAGCAGATACAGCTGGAGCTGGTACAGAACCCGCTGATCTCTCTGCTGACGGGCGAGATCGAATACGACGACAACAGCACGAGGCAGCAGTCGGACAGCTACAAGCTGAGCAACGCAGGGTGGGAGCTTTTCCGTACGCGGTTTTACGACGAACTGGCGGAGAACAACACCAGCGGCATAGGCTGGTACGCCGCGCCGCTGAAGAACATGGAGCTGCACCAGCTGGCCGAGGCGCCCAGTGCTACGAAGATAAGCTCCGCAGGGTACGGCTACACCATGGCGAAGGCGGGGCTGAGCGCACTGATCCCCACCAGCGACGAGCCGCGGGCGGGCGTGGCGAACATCAGCTTGCAGATAGAGAGCAAGTTCGCCGAGCAGATATACCGGTGCTATGAGCGGATGATGCAGGGCATCATGGACGGGCTGAACCTGAAGTATTCATGGAGATTCGCCATGTTTGGCAACATCGCGGAGGACGAAAAGACCTTTGAAAACGCCAGACAGGGCATGACGCTGGGCATACTGCCCCAGACCATGCTTTACATGGCGATGCTGGACATGAGCGTGATGGACGACATGGCCATCAGCCGTGCGTTGAAAGAAAGCGGCATTATGGACCTGCGTCTGCCCCTTGTGACCAGCTACAACGCCAAGCAGAGCGAAAGCGGACTGCCGCCGCAGGCGGCCCACGACATGAATCCCGGCGGCAGACCCGCCGCCGGCAAGAAACCCGGCACGGCGGGGCAGGGAGCCTCGCAGGA